TTCAACCGTTTTTCTTCTGCCTTGAGCAGTTGTTGACAAACCTGCTATCTCAAAATCTACCGTTCGGCCTATACCGACATAGCGTTTTCCTAAAATAACATACCGAGCTGGATAATCCAATGTAACCGATCCATCCGCGACTACCACATTTGGATGTAGGCCCCCATCTGTAATAACTCCTAATGTTTCCCCCTCTAAATGTCCCAAACCTGTAATAGTCTGATCAGTTAAATACCAACCACCTGAAGCAAAAGTAGTAGCCGAAAATGTTTCCAATATTTTAACTGTAACAACCGTAGTCGAAGTATATGCGATAATTTCAGCAATTCCTGCTTCAGTTCCGTCAAGAAATTTGGCAAAAATAAATTGACCTACATCCGCGGCTGAAAAAGCCGCCGCCCCAGCTGTTGCGGTAACACTGGCTCCTGAAACCGCCCCCAAAGTAAGGGTTGTCGACTGTATAGTATCACGAATTAACGCACTATCCAGCCGAACAAACTGTTTTTGTAATTCAAACATTATCTTCTCAAATCTTTCTCGATCATCGTCTTCCGAGTCTTCATCAGTAAAATACTCTGAAAAATCCGGTATTTGCGGATCCTCAGAAAAATATTCCACATATCGACGTGTGACACTATCAATTGTTCGTTCCACAAAAACTCCCACTCGATCAAACCCAGAAGCTTGCGGTTCTGTCACTACACTTAAAACTTTTCCATCACCCCCAAGATGCCGGTGCGCCCATCCTGCAACATCATCTGACTCCAAAATAGTACACGTTAAAAGCACCCCATCCGCTCGCACAGCATAAATTATATCCGGCCTACCTTTTGCGTAAGCTATCTGGATAATCCCTCCATAAGTAATATCTTCCGCAAGAACATTCTTATCAAAAGCTTTATAGTTATCATCTAAAAGACTATAACCAAAACTACGGATGGCCCTGCCCCCAACTTCAATATAATATGTATTATTATCAATCAAAAGAGGCATCATATCCATCACCCCAACACTTGATACTGGAAAACTATATATAGATGTAGGAGTAATCGCGCTACCGTCGGAGCCACCATTAACTTTATACACCCCACTGGACGCGCCTATAACCATAAATCCGGGCGTACCGCTAAACCAATAAATCCTATGCGCCTGAAGATTCTGTGACGACAAAACAAAAACCATCCCGTCTGCATCCGCAGTCCCGATTGAAAAATCATCGTATTGTGATTCACCAGTATTAGAGTCTGGACCCCGAGAAAGCCAAAAAACATCCGGGTCGTTATCTGTCCCGCCCGCTACCATTCGTCCGCCATAAAAACCGCCCGCCCCCGGAAAATCCCCGATCTTAGTGAACAATCCTCGGATGAGATATACCTTACCGCCGGACGACCAAGTAGTATAGGCTGTTGTATCAAGATCTGTTCCAATCTCATCAGTCAATGAAAAAGTATTAGCATCAATCTTTTTAACCCAATAAAAATTCCCATTTAATTCAGTCATACCAACAATACTGTCGATATAAATTTTATCCCCCGTTAACAACCCGTGCCCCGCGATAGTCACAACCCCCGGATTCGCCTTAGTAACCCCTGTAATCGATAACCCAGCGTCCCGGACAACCGCAACTTTTCCAGCAGACGCATAAGTAGTATACGAACTGGTGTCAACTGCTGCTCCAGCTAACGTCTTTAACGAAAATGTAGTAGCACTGATATACTCAACTAAAAATTCAGTCTGATTTAACTCAGTCATTCCTACAATTTGAGAAATATAAATCCTATCCCCTGTAACCAAACCGTGATCAGCCGTAGTAGTAATTACCCCCGGGCTGGCCTTAGTGATTCCTGAAATAGTCCATTGGGAAGAATACCGAGTATATATAGCAATAGACCACGATGTAGCCCCAGCTCGAATAAGAATTCGAGGTTCGTGATCTGGATGAAATAGATACATTATATCCGCGGTCCCGCAATACTTAATATGCGCGCCTTCCGCCGCTGTATACGGTGACGTAATCTCATAAACCCGAGACGCGGTTCCACCTGACGAATATACTGTCAAAGCCGCGGTATTAATGGCATTTCCGTCTATATCAGTTAATGAAAAAGTATTTGCACTGATATAAACAACTAAATAAAATTGTTTATTCAATGTAGTGGGCCCCACCAACTCATCAATATATACTTCATCTCCGGAAGAAAAACCGTGAGAAGTACTTGTGAAAACCCCCGGGGACGCCTGAGTTAACCCCGTAATAGTCTTAGCTGTCTCTAAAGAAACCCCACCATCGTGGTGAATACGAATTTTATAATCTGTAAATTCTAAAGAATACGCCTGATCGATATTAAAACGAAAAGGAACACCCCAAGCATCATTATTTAACCGAGTATGAACACTAAATTCAGTCCCCGGGGAAAACCGGCACCCGCCGGTCAACAATGGAATAAAATTACGGCAAACTTCTAACCCATTTTTATAGAAAGGCCGATCTACCCTTCCCCAAACCCCGGGCGAAAGTTCCCCAGACGCAAAATTATTTTGATAAAAATTTATTCCCATTAGGATAAAAGATGTTGACCATCAAAAGAGGAAGCACTTCGTCCGCTATGCCTCAATGTTTTTAACGGACTTTCAAACCTAACACGAGGAGGATTTTCGTGGCCATTTTTAATCCGGGCTTTAGCCTCCCAACGGTCCCGGAATTTTTCCATACCCGCAATACTTTTATTTAATCCGGTAAGCGAATTACCAAACATTAAAGCTAATTCCGCCACCAGCAGCATTAAAAAAATCGGATCAAACTTAACTACATCTTGAATATCATAGATATAACAAAAATCAAGAGACGCAGCTCCATCATTGTTAATTAAAAGCCGATTCCCCTCGATTAAAAAATCAGTAATCGGATTATTAACTGGATCATCCCCAACAAAAACATACCCTACATAGTCATTAGGAAGTTGGTAAGCATCTTCATATTCAAATTCTGGGGCTGTGGTAATACGGGAAAGAGTAGTTCGTTTTCGTGCAAAATTCCACGGGAACATCCGAAGAACCGCCCGGCGTAAGGCATCATACCAACGCGCGCCAAGACCTTCCTCATCAGTAGTAGGAGTTTCTAAACTGGTGATTAAAATACTGTGCCTTAATAAATCGAGGGATAGATTACAAACTTCTTCAGCTGAAACTGGAGCGCTCATAACCTATCCCTCTCCTTTCTTACTCTACATACTCAAGAATACCCGCGATACTACCTGTATCAGTACCGGCGGTATTCCCGGTTAATGCCACGTCAAACGCGCCGTATTTCCTGGCGTTTGCCGCTGTAACTCCCGCGATTAAATACGCTTCTTTTCCGACATTAGCCGGATCCGGCGCGTATTCCTCAGTCAGAGTAGAAATACCTGACGAAGGATTCAGACCGTCTTTTAAACAGTCTTTATCAATCACATTGCCGTCAATACTCAACGGTTTATAAAATCCGATATCTAAGTCGGTAAGACTTGATATCGCATCGCAAGCGATCTTAATGCCAACGATCTTAGCGAACGGTGAGATACGGCCAATGCGCCAGATCGACGCATTAATATCAGCTGCGGCCTTCTCAAAAGAGAAGAACAGCTTTTTCACCGGAGCCCCGACAGAGCGAGCGGAGATATCCACATCGGCTTTTTTCTCTGACGCATTTTGTGTTACCATATCATTATAAGCAGCCATTTTGTCTCCTTTCTCCTTACGGGGTTAAACGTACTCTCTGAACCCTTACGCCAGCAGTACGCACGGCGCCAAGTTCTTTGATTACGTTGATGATGCTGGTTTCAATCTTAGTCGGGTAGTCCTTAACCTCTACCTTTCTTTCAAGAGAAATACCTAAAGCTACTCCACGGGCAGAAAGAGCAAACGAAATTCTTTCCCCGGAAACCGTCTCAAGAATCGGATCGGTGATATTTGAACCCGCGCCAAAAGCAACTAAATCCATCCCAAGCGCGTTGGTGATTATACCTTTTTGAATCACATACTGAGACGTATAGTCCCCGCTGGTGAGCTCAACTTCACTCATCAAATCAGTATGCTCGTCACCGGAAATTCCAATAGCAATCGCGACCTGACCCTGATTGCCAACTTCGGCGTCGATATAATTCTGGCGGATCTCTAACAATTTTTCATAGGTAAATCCGGCAGT